TCAAAAAGTCATTTGCCATGATTGAAACTGGAACCTCATTGTCGGCATAGTTCTCTGGATTGTAACTCCAATTTCCACTAATTGCTTGGTCAAAAAACTTTTGAAGGACCGAAACAACTTTGATGTATCCATCATTACTCTTCATGTCCCAGAGAAGCGTGTAATTGTTTTTAAGAGTCGTGTATGAAGGAACAACTTGTTTAAGTGGACCTTTCTTTGACTTCTTAATGGACAGGTAGTCTCTAGGTGGTTCGATTCCGTTTGTTGCGTTTGACACAACGGAACTGCTCTCCGAAGGCATCTGTGCGGACAATGTGCTGTGTCGGAGTCCGTGTTCCAAAATGGACTGTCTAAGATTCTCCCAATCATGCTCATACTGAATACTGGTAATCTCGTCAACGTCCTTCTTATATGTATCGATTGGAAGAATCCCATCAGAATACTTAGTGCGTCCAAAGTATTCACAATGTCCCTTCTCTTTTGCAAGAGTATTTGATGCCTTCAGAAGATAGAATTGGAATGATTCAGAGAGTCCGTGAACAGCATCCCACGCCTCCTGAGAGTCGTATTTGCATCCAAGTTTGGCAAGGTAGTGGGCAAGACCAATGAAACCAATTCCAAGCGATCTACGTGCCTTTGTAGCAATCTCTGCTGCTTTGATGGGATAGTTCTGATAATCAATCAATTCATCAAGAGCACGGACAGATAAGTCACAGAGATTTTCTAGTTCTTCATCAGACTTAATCTTACCAACGTTAATAGCAGAAAGAATACAAAGTGCAATTTCACCAAACTCATCATCGATATGATTGAGAGGATATGTTGGAAGAGTAATTTCCTGGCACAGATTACTCATCTCAATTTTATCTTTGAATGATGAGTGTGTATTGCAATGGTCAATATTCATAATATAGATACGACCAGTCTCTGCTCTCTCCTTTAGAAGGTCCAGAATAAGCTCCTGAGCACCAACTGCCTTTTGAGGAATGTCTGGGTCACCCTCGTAAGCTCTGTATAGATCATCAAATCCAGGAGTACCAAAAGCAGAATACAATCCCGGAACATCGTGTGGCGAGAATAACGTGATGTGTTCATTGTTGATGAATCGTTCATAGAACAATTTGCTAAGTTGGATACTGTAGTCCAATTTACGAACACGATTATCTTCTGTTCCTTTATTATTCTTAAGAACAATAATGTCCTCTATTTCTTGGTGCCAGATTGGGAAGTGGACAGTCGCGCTTCCACCTCGAATGCCATTTTGAGTGCAGCATCGGACAGTTGCCTCAAACTTTTTGAGGAATGGTACAACACCTGTGTGTTGAACTTCTCCGCCTCTGATTTTACTGTTGATGCCACGGATTCTACTTGCGTTGATGCCGATGCCCGCCCTTTGTGCAACATATCTGCCGATAGCCATATCACTAGTAAAGATACTATCGAGGGTGTCATCGACATCAATAAGCACACAGCTAGCAAATTGTCGAAGTGGAGTTCGCACTCCTGCCATGATAGGTGTGGGAATGTTGATTTTGTGCTTTGAGATTGCGTCGTAGTAGCGTCTGACATAATTGAGTCTCGTTTCCTTTGAATAGTCTTGGAAAATAGTAAGAGCAATCATCACGTACATAAACTGGGGAGTCTCATAGACCTTTCCACTTGAACGATCTTGAACGAGATACTTATCCGCAACCTGCCTTAAACCAGCATAAGTGAACAACATATCACGTTCATGATCAATCCAGTTATTTACCTTTTCAATCTCCTCCAATGAATACTTAGAGAAAATCTCTGCATCATAGACTTGCATTGTAACACATCTTTGAATGTGATCTTTGAGATGTGGGAACTCCCAGATCTTTCCAAAGAGTTGTTTACGAAGAGCAAATAACAGAAGACGTGCGGATACAAATTGGTAATTTGGATTCTCCAAAGAAATCAAATCACTTGCAGAACGAATCAGAATCTCCTGAATCTCATCAGTTGTGATTCCATCATAAAATTGAATGCCAGAATTGATCTCAACCTGAGAAGCAGAGACTCCTGAGAGTCCTTTACATGCTACGTCCACCATCAAATGCATCTTCTCAAGATCCAGAGATTCAATTCTACCGTCTCTCTTTTTTACTTTGATACCATTACTCATATCTTTTTCCAATAATTGAATTTAATTTTTGCCTGAAGACTACTGTATACATTTGATTCTACTACACTCTGAACATCCAGTCCAGACAGAACCATATCATTGATGTCCTTTCCCATGATTGATGTAGGCCAGATAACCACCTTGTATCCCTTGTCGATAACTTTTGATATACGATTTACAATCTCTTTATTTCTTGGTTCGTTATCATAGACATAAACAGGATTTTCAATATTCCATTCATTAACATCGACATCAGCACCACACATGGCAATTGAGTTATCAATGAAGGTACTATCGAATGGTCCTTCTGTAATGTAAACGTTAGATTCTTTATTGATATTATCTAGACCATAGATTTTCGGTTCATTTTCTTTAAGCATCACGGTTATGTATTTAGTGGGAGAGTAATCAATAGATCTTCCCTGAAATCCAATCAACCTTTTGTCTTTATACAGAGGAATGATAATCCTATCTTCATCATATTTCACATCATCAAATGTTTGCTTTATAGAGTTTGTAAATTCTTTAAACCTCTCAGCATAATAGAACTTGGTGGGATCAATATTTCTCCTCTCCAAATATTCTTTTGCTCTTCTGACTTCACTTGCTTTTGGTAGTGAACTCTTGATAGGATCTTTTACGAATCTTGGTTTTGATGACTCTACGATTTCGGAAATGACTGTTGGAGAATCTGCAGTAAAACCTTTTCCACTAAATCCCGCTTTAAATTTTTCTAATGTGTATTGCTTATACAACTCCACATCAACTTTCTTTATAAAGTTGTTAAAGGACAGAGATGCTCCACAATTGTGACATTTAAAATTTGTATTATTCTTTACAACGTAAAAATATCCTCTTGCTTTGTTCTTATTCCTTTGGGAATCTCCACAAATTGGACAACGAAAGTTATATAGATTAGACTTTACTCTTTTAAATTTCTGTAGTCGAGACGATACTAGACCGATATATTTACTATCGACTTGATCCATTAAAAAGAGATGCCACTGGCGTTACTATAGCACTAGAACCCGAAGACATCAAGGGTTTTAAGACTTTTATAGCATTTGGATTTGTTGTAACTACAATCAATCCAAGTGTTGCGAGTGCAGTCCACATTTTTCGTTCAAGTGATTGTAGTCTTGAAGTGACGAGGTTGTGATCGCCGTCCATTTTATCACGGAGTTTGTCAATTTTATCAAATAATACAGCGTCCGAGTCTTCTTGTTTCGTGATTCTTTCTTCATGGACGGCAAGCATCCTACTAACATTATTATTTACCTCACTTAACTTTTCTATGGCAGTATCTATCTTCTCCACAACCACAGAAAAATCTGTTACTTTTTGTTCCAGTAGAGCAATTTTTACTTCGTTATTGGTTTCCATTTCCGAAATAAGGGTTAAAGTCCATCAATTTACGCATTGATTTTTTTTCTTCCCTTTTCTTTCTCTTCTTTGTAAGTTTATCCAGATATTTTCTGACGTATTTTCTTCTTCCATCAATTTTAATGGGGGGTTGATCTGGGGGAAGACCAGCAATTTGCCCCGAGGATGCTGCATTCGTTGGAACTTCTTCTGATACGGAAAACTCATGATACATCGCATTTCGAAATGCATCAATAATTTTATCGATTTTATCCTTTTCCATGATAGATTTTTTGAAGTTCCTTTAAACAATCAAGATCAACTTGTATATCATGAATATCCGTTTTAGGATATTCCGGCAATCTATTTAAAAATATTATAAACGATTTCAATGAAGACCAAAGTTCTGGTTCAATCTTATAAAAAAGCATTGGCGTTGCTGCCTCACCAAAAACATTGTATATCATAATAAAGTGATTCAAAAGAAGATGAGTCTTTAATTCACCAGTCTTTTTATATTTTTTAAGGTGTCGCTTAACGTACTTAAAGTGATTTAAATCTTTATCAAAATCATCCTTCGATACAGCCTGTGGATTATCGTAGTTTTGAATTGCAAATAATAAAAAGTTTTTATCATTAAGTACGTTAAAATTCATTACATCAATCAATATTATTTCGAATCATCAAACATCTGTTGGATAATTGATGCTGCCATCGCCAGTTGAGATGCCGGACATCGCAACAAGAATCTCCTTCTTAACTCTCAGGTTACCATGAGTATCAACATAGGTGGTGACGCCGACCCAACCTTCACCATCTAAACGATATGAAGATGTGGTCGATCCATAAGCAGCAGTTCTTCCTTCACTAATACCATATACAAGACTATCTTCAGTTCCGTAAGATGCCTCACTATATTTTGAGTCAAATACACTTGACTTAGGAAGTTGTGATACGGTGAAATCGGTTGCAGCAATGGCAGCACCACTCAGACCCATGGTAGAAGCAATGGTGAGTGATTCTGAATTAGCAATACTTGCAATTACAGCATCGCCAAAATAAACTCCACCACGAATACCAAAACGAATTACATCACCCTCTGCACAACCACCGGCAATACCAAATGAGGTTCCTGTCCCCGTCACGACTCTCGTGGAATAATTAAGTCCAACTGTACCAGTTGACCCCACATTGTCGTCATTTCCCCAAAGTGCCATTTTTTTCTGTCCCTAATTTTATTGCTAAGAATATTTATAAAAATAGGAGACCTACAAATTTTTAAGTAATCAAACAGTTTCTCTAGATCTGATTGCTTTGGAGACAACTTCTAAGAGTTGATCATCCATATCAGTCTTGGTCAACTTAACCGCTTTAGAAAGAATAACAAGACAGATCTCAATGAGTTTCTCACCGAGTTCTTCATTTTCTGGAATCTTTGATACAGCATCGGAAATTACCTTTGATGCAAGTGGAAGTAGAAATGCTAACATGATAAACCTCAATATGGTTATATTTTATATATGATTTATTCAATCAAATCTTGAAGTTAGTTGTTCTTTTGCTCTTTTAGCAGCAGAACGTCTTATGTCAACTTTTTGAGCAGGCGACTTAGGTCCACCCAATTCACCAGCAGCAGGTGGTTTTTTACCTTTTACCTTTTCTTTTTGTCCTTCTGGACGACCTTGCATACTACGCAAGGTTTTACTTACATTTTGGAATGCCTTGTTATTCTTCATGCTTCCGCCTGGAACTCTTTCCTTACCACTCTTAAAACTTTTACCAGTTTCTTGTGCGTAACGAGTTGCTTCATCAACTTCCTTTTTATCTGGAAGACCTTTATGCTTGGTGGATGCAAAATCTTTAGCATCCTTATTCTTCATTGAGGATACTGCTTTTGCAACCTCTGATGAAGGTGCAGACATATCACCCTTCTTAACAGCATGAACCATACCCATGAAACGTTGCTGTGCCTTACTGACTGCCTTCTCCTCAATCACCTCATCCTCAGATTCAACTTCTTCGTATGCATGACCAGCAGGAAGTTTACCTGCTTTTTGCATTTGGAGTCTCTGACGATCAAGCATTTGTTGCTTCTTCATCATTTTTTCTCTTGCAGCAATCGACTGCTTCTTTTCCGATTCTTCGTTTCCTTCACTAACATCAGTCAGTCTTTCTGCTGCTTTATCAGCAAGATTGGAAACTCTCTTAGCAACTCTGTAAAGACCTTTCTTTACACCCTTTCTAACTCTCTTTCCTTCCTTACTATTGTATGCTTCCTTTCCTTTCTTGTAGGCTTTCTTCATAAAGGACTTCACTCTATCCATTTTGCTTCTCTTAACCTCATTACTATCATGACCAACCGTAACTTTTGCTTCATCAAGAATAGACATCTCAATATCAATTAACTCAATGATTGCCTTTCTTACTTCCAGAAGGTCATAACCCTCAGCAAGAATCTCTTCGTAAAATTCTACAACAACACTTTCAATCAGTTCGTCACTGATGTGGTAGAAATCAACGTCAAGAACATCATCAAAGACTCCAGAGAATTCTTCCATCTCAAGAAGTTCTCCACCCAGATTTTGAATGGACTCATTCATTCCTGAGTTTGGATGAATTTTAATTTTGTTTTTAACTTTCTTTTCTTTGACTTTCTTATCCATTTCATCTGCAACTTCACTAAGAGAATCTCTCCATGAATAAAATCCCTCAATCTTTACTTTTGTTTTAATTTTTTTCTTACCATCTGCAGATGGTAAGTATTCACCAAATCCTTTTTCTTTTGCATCATCATCATCAACATCACCATCAACATCAGAGTCAACTCTCTTTGTTGCCTTTGCTGACATTTTTTTCAGATCCTTATCGGGAACTTCAACTTCTTCTTTACGTGAAGCAATTGCAGAACCAATTGCCTTACGACGCTTGTGAAGATACTTATCAGTCTTATCTACATCACCATCATTATCAATATCTTTATCTTCCTGACCTACTGGATCTAATTTTCCTTTCTTCTTTTTATCATCATCCTTTACTTTACCCTCTCCGGTCATCTCAACAGAAGAAATAGTTGGGTTAGAACGTAAACTAGCAATCTTTTCTCTGCTTGCACTTCTTACATAAGTCTTTCCAGTTTCCTTATCCCTTACACGAACTTTATACTTTTCTTCTTCTTCATCAACTCGTTCTAGTTCTTCACTAATCCCAAGTTTTTCTCTGACTGCTTTTATCTCTTCACCAGACATTCCACTCTTTCCACTGTATTTGGAGAATGCCTGCTTTACATCAACACCAGATTTCTTTGCTTTATATCTAATATCGTAGACTGCCTGACTAACTCTCTTAGCAGAGTCTTCCTCGGATGTCCCTCCCTTCTGTACCTTTTTACCTTCACCACCTGCTTTAAGTTTAGGTTCAAGAACCTCGGCAACATAAACAGAAGAGATATCATTTAAAATGTTGTTTGACATTTTTCAACTACTTTGTCTTATTTCTATACTTATTTATGAAATTCTTAATTTCCTTAACACCCATAAGATTCATTACATATTCTCTATGTTCATCAGTTCCAACTTCTCTCTTATCAGCAGTCACTCCCGATGGAGCACTATTGTTTACAACTGCTTCGGACACATCCTTAATCCAAGACTTGAACATGATGTCATCTTCAGTTACACAGATCAGATAATTTGCACCACGACGAATCACTCTACCGACGAGACCAGTGTTTAAATTTTCAACTAACTCACCAATACCAAACAAGTTTTTCTTAAAATAGTTTTCGCGAAGATTATTCAAATCCAACTTAGGAGCAATCTCCCATAAGTTCCATCCTTCTTCAACTTTCATTCTTTTACGAACTGTTGCCATAATCATCTTAGCAGTCTTATCATCTACATGCTTTGGAACACCTGTGCGAAATGTTTTGAAATCATTTTCTACTGCAGCCTTACGCATTTTAGATGCAGACATTCCTTCTATACCTTCTGCATCAGGGTCTCTATCTCCAGCAGAAACAGTCTCCATATCTGAAAAATCAAATATTTTTCCATTATAAGAATCTGTTTTTGAAAACTCTTTGACTCTATCTGCACCAACAACGATACGAACTTTAGTATATCCGTCTTGATATGCTTGCTTTAGAGCATCATAAACAGTTTTAACATTTGGATCATTAACAATATTATTAGAATAATCAGGAAACATTGTTTGCATTACTTCAATCTTTTCGTCAGGATCTAAAGGATTCTTTTTAGGATCTACTGAACGAGAAGGATAGATTCTTAAGTCCCCCTTTCCTGCTACCTTCTTTGCCTGTTGGAAAAGTTTTTCATGTCCAGTTGTAGGGACATTAAATCTACCAAATGTTAAGGTGACTTCTCCGCGATCTTCTTTTTCTGAACCATCTGCATTGGTAGGAGCAGGCATTCTTCGTGGAGTGCCATTAGCAAATTCTCCAAACTCACCCCGAGGTTGAACCTGTTGCTGTGCTGGTTGTGATTTTGTTTGAGTAGCAACAGGTTGTTGATTATTAGCAGTCCTCTGTTGTGGAGGATCTTGCTTACCCAGTCTTTGATTTTGATTATAAAATTTCAGCCTTCCTTTCTCGGTCTTTGCAACAAACTCTCCATCCTTATCATACCATCCACCATGACCATCAGTCGTCAAACCAAGTCTCTTCGCTTGCATGACTGCTTGCGACTCTGTTGCTTCCGAGAAAAACTGACTGAATCCTTTCATTATTTGCACTTATAATATATTATTTATTTCTCTACGCCTTTGTACCCTGCAGGGGTTTTGTCCCAGTCCTTTGTTGCGGTGAAGTTTGCTCTGGAGAATTCAAGACGATCAACCAGTTTGAGTGCCTTACCAGACCTAATCGCAACGAACCCTTCTGGCGCAGTAACTTTATACCCAGTATCCGTGCGTAGGAATGTTCCAAGCGTTTTAACCTTCTCCAACTTCTTGATAACGATACTTTTAGCTGACTGTAAATTAAGATACGATGCAATCGTGAAGTAAATAGCGCGTTTATTTGACTCAATAAACTTGAGCCCGTCTTCTTGGATTTTGACATACTTGTTCTTTGCAGTGACTGTCTTTTTCAAATCAATCTCTTTCTGCAGAAGAGTCCTGTAGTAACCTGAAAATTCTTGTATGACACGGTTTACATTGGGGATACTCTTACCCTGCCGAATGTATGTGTTGAAAAATTGTTTAAAGAGTGTAGACAGAAGAAACTTTCCTTGCCCCGTTTCTCCTAAAATATTTAGGAATTTTGATGCTTGCTTCAACGACCCTTCTGCCTTATTTAAAGCAGCAGTATATTTTTGCAGTTCTGCTTGTGTGAAAACTGCCTCCCCACTTGCATCCGAGAAAGTAGCAGTTGCTACATAAACATCAGAACTTTTGTTAAGGTTTGTAATATTTACACCAAAACTTGCATTCATTTCTGCTGTTGTTGGTCCACTATACTCGGTGTGGAATACAATTCCGAGTTTTGCTCTTGCAATTTGCTCTCCCAGTTCAGACTTTTCTGGAACAGCATAGACAATTGTATTTGGTTGGAAAGAAATCATTCTCTCTCCACCAATAGATGCTACCTTTTTGTCGTTTGTAAATAGCAAATCACCCTGAAGAACACCTTTGATTCCCAGTTTAGGAAGATACTTAAGACAATCTTTTAGTTTGTCTGCAAGTTGACCAGAATAATTTTCGTCAACTTGCTCCACACTATACATCTTTTTAGGATTAGTCTTGGCAAAAACAGACTTAGTTCCTACAAAGAACTCACCATTCTCAGGATCTATACCACAAATTACAGCAGGAGCACCATCCCACTTAGTTGTTACTCGGATAGATGATGTTGGTTCGGTAAGCATCTCTCCGAGTTCTTTCAGAAAGATAATGGCATTCTTACCACCCTCTACTCCATTGTTCAGGATATCGTCTTCTAGGTGTTCTAGGTGAGTGTTTTTTGCCATGATCTTATTATAGGGCAGAGTGGGGCAGAGTCGGGGGCAGAGTGGACAGTTTATATAGTGTCAGTAAATCTTGAGAAAAGGACCGTTAGAATCTCCAAATTCTTTCTTTGCTCCATAGTAGAGAGCAGTACACCACTCAGACATTTTCCCCTTCTTATCAATTTGCATCCATATATTTGCCCACTCCAAAGCAATCAACTTAGAAGAAAACCTACCACCAGAACTTCTGTCTGCCTTATCGGTTTCATATTGAATTGCATAGTCTATGACTGCTTCAATACCTTCAGCAATCTTCTTATTATTTTCATATACAGCAATTTCACCAAGATCTACCATTGGATAACTCTTCAATTTATTATATAATCCAATCCAATATTTCTTATCAGAATCATTCCATTTTCCCACTGGAGGAATATTTGGATGCTTTGCTGCTGATGTTGGACGACTTAATCCAACACTAGAAAGAAATTTATCTAAAGCAACACTAGAGACTTTTCCAAGTTTTGCTCCAGCATCTTTTCCTTTTGGAGTAAGATCAGTTTGTACTAGATTTCTTTCTTTAGAGTATTGGAAGTTTCTGGATTGACCATGAATCTTTCCACCCTTCTTGGTCTCCATATCAAATCCTAACTCACCAGTATCAAACAAATAATTTTTCTTTTTACCCAAAGTCAAATCACATTTTAAAGACTTATCTACTACATTAATTTCTTCAGGTTGTCCAGATTTACCTCTTGCATTTGCAACTTCTACACTTGCAGTTTTTTTCTTAGCAGCAATTGCTTTCAAAGAAACTCCAACCAAAACTTTCTCATCAAGTGCTTCTCTCATATATGCATTGAGTAGAGTAAGTTTTGCGTCACTACTCATTCCGGGAATGTTTGTGAGTTCGCGAATAGTCCCTTCAATAACTCTTCTTTGACTCTTCTTTACAAGAACAATATCCATAGGGTTCCATCTATCCTTTACAGATACCCCACAATCCTTCTTTGCAATACCCTCAATGTAAGGCATAATACCACTATCTCTAGAGTATTCATAACCTTTGCTCGAACCCAAAAACTTTTTTAACGCCTCAGTCTGTTTTCTATATGTAGTTTTCCACTCGGGACCATATCCATCATATATCTTCTTCATTTCTTCGTCTGAAGGTTCCTTGCCTTTCTCAATCACGGACTCAAAAAAGAATCTTGATCCATTTTCTTGCTTGGCAGTTTCTTTAGCGTCTGTTGCCATGTTTTTATTTTTATTTATGGAGAATAGGAGACTCGAACTCCTGACAGCCTGCTTGCTTTTTATGGAGAATACCAGAGTCGAACTGGTGACTGATGCTTGCAAAGCATCCGTTTTACCACTAAACTAATCCCCCGATA